CGACCGCCGCACGCGCGTCGAAAACCCCGAGATCCGCCAGGGTGAAAGACCCCTTGACAGGGGGGTTAGGCTCGACTGCGGCCGGCGCCGGGACCGCCGTGCGCCGGACCCGCCGCAGTCGAGACACCCCACCGAGAGGGGGATTCACCCCCACGTCTCGAAGACAGAAAGAGCGAAGCGAAGCGAAGACCCGGGGGAGAGGATCCACGCACCCCGCCCCCGCGAGCGCGACCCTCCCCCGGGAGATCGAAGACCCCCGCCCCCAACCCTGGCCCCGGGAGACCTTCGACCCCGGGGGAGCGCGCGTCACCCCCACGAGAGGAACCCCCACCATGACGAGCGGCAAGTGGCGAAGCTCGAACCGGAAGGCCGAGCTCCCCCACGACTGGCCGCGGATCCGACGCGAGATCCTCACCCGCGCCGGCCACCGATGCGAATGGATCGAGCACGGCGCACGATGCCCCGCCCGCGCCACCGACGTCGACCACGTAGTCGCCGGCGACGATCACTCCGCCGGTAACCTCCGTGCCCTATGCGGCGAGCATCACAAGCGAAAGACCCAGGCCGACGCCGGCGCCGGTCGAGCTCGTGCCCGCGCGCGACTCCGACTCCCGACCGGTCGGCACCCCGGGCTCCGATGACGGGCGGCGGGGGGGTGGGGGGTGACCCCCGCGGGCGCACGCGCTCGGCCGGTCGGCATACGGCCGGCCATCCTGTACGGGTCTGCTCCCCCGTGGGATGCTCTTAGGCATGGCCGGGAACGGACCGCCCCCGAAGCGTGACGCACAACGGCGCCGGCGCAACGAGCCGGCGAAAGGGAAGGCCGAGTCGGTGGTCGTCGACCCGACGAAGGTGCGCGGGCCCGAGCTCACGGGCCGGCACTCGGCGGCGGCGCGCCGGTGGTACGAGGCGCTCCGCCGGTCTGGTCAGAGCATGTTCTTCGAGCCGAGCGATTGGGCGCTCGCCGACGTGGTGGTGATCGCGATCGACGCGTTCGTGAAGGCGCCGTCGGCGGCGATGCTCTCGGCGATCGACTCGGCGAGCTCGAAGCTTCTCGTCGCGGAGGGTGATCGGCGTCGGGTGAGGTTGGAGCTCGAACGTGCGCCGACGCCGGCTCCGGGGAAGGACGGCGCGAGTGGCTCGGTCTCGTGGCTCGACGCGCACCGCGCCCAAGCTTGACGCGGCGAGTCGAATCGACACGCTCCCCGCGTGGCCCTGGGGGTGGGATGATCGGGCCGCGCCGCGGACGCTCGGGTGGCACTTGGTCGCGTGGGCGGAGGGCGGGCTCGGCGAATTTCACCCCGACGACTTCCCCGGGCTGACTCAGCCGAACGGGCCGCGGGCGCGGCAAGCGTTCCGGTTCACGGATCGGCAACGGGCGTTCGTGCTCTGGTGGTACGCGGTCGACGACGCCGGCCGGTTTCTCTTCCACCACGGGGCGCGACGACTGGCGAAGGGTTCGGGGAAGTCTCCGTTCGCCGCGGTGTTCGCGCTCGGGGAATTCGTGGCGCCGGTGCGGCTCGAACGTTTCGACGATCGGAAGCCGGGCGGGTGCGTCGGCCGGCCGGTCGATCTCCCGCTCGTGCAGATCGCGGCGACGGCGGAGAGTCAGACCGCGAACACGATGCGGATGGTGCGGGCGTTCGCGTCGAAGTCGAGCGCGATCGTGCACCACTACGCGCTCGATCCGGGGAAGACGATCTACTACCGGGTTCCCGAGGGCACGCTTCAGGTGATTACGTCGAGCGTGACCGCGGCTGAAGGCGCGGAAGCTTCGGCGGTGATCGCCGACGAGACCGAGCATTGGCGTCCGGCGAACGCGGGCCCGGAGCTCTCGTCGACGCTGATCGACAACCTGGCGAAGTCGGGGTCTCGGATGATCGAGACGAGCAACGCGTGGGTTCCCGGCCACGAGTCGGTCGCGGAGGAAACGTGGGACGCGTGGGTCGCTCAGGAAGAGGGCCGGCTTCGGGGCGAGACCCGGATCCTGTATGACGCGATCATGGCGCCACCCGAGACGGATCTCGCCGATCCGAAGTCGCTTCGCGCGGCGCTCGAATTCGTGTACGCCGATTGCGCGTGGCAGGACGTCCACCCGATCGAGCAACGGATCCTTTCGCCGAAGGCGCGCCCGTCGGAGTCGAAGCGGAAGTATCTGAATTGGCCGAGCTCACCCGAGGACGCGTGGGTGGATCTTCAGGTGTTCCGGGCGCTCGCTGATCCGTCGGTGACGGTCGAGCCGGGCGACCGGGTGGTGCTCTTCTTCGACGGGTCGAAGTCGAAAGACGCGACGGCGCTCGTCGGGTGCCGGCTCTCGGATGGGCACGTGTTCACGCTCGGCGTGTGGGAACCTGATCCCCATGATCCGCTCTCGACCGTCGATCAGGCCGACGTCGATCGGGTGGTCGAGCTCGCGTTCGCCGAGCTCGACGTGGTGGCGTTCTTCGCCGACGTGCGGGAGTGGGAGTCGTGGACCCTCACGGTCTGGCCGGCCCGGTACGGCGACCGGCTTCTCGTGCACTCGGCGCCCCAGGCGCGGCCGGCGCAGTCGGTGGCGTGGGATATGCGCGGCCACGCGTACGAATTCGCGAAGGCCACCGAGGCGGTCGAAGCCGAGATCGGCGAGGCGGCGTTCACTCACGACGGAGACTCTCGGCTCGTGCGCCACGTGGGGAACGCTCGCCGGCGTGCGTACCGTGACGCGGTGGGGATCTCGAAGGCTTCGCCCGACTCGCCCGACAAGATCGACGCGGCCGTGTGCCTGATCGGAGCTCGGATGCTACGTAGGATCGTGCTCGCATCGGGCAAGCTGAAGCGGAAGACCGCCGGCTCGCTCTGGTGACGACGAAGGGAACCCCGCCATGCCCATGACGCCGGCCGACGCTCTGGATCTGACGAAGGTCTATCTCCCCGAGTGGCGCCGTGCCACGGAGGCCACCGAGAAGATCGACCGGTGGTATCGGAACCGGCTTCGTGCGGTCGACCGGCCCGGGATGCCGAAGAAGCCGACGCGGGAGTACCGGGATCTGCGCGATATGGCGATGACTCCGTGGCTTCGGTTCGTGGTCCGGTCGCTGACGCAAATCCTCTACGTGGAGGGCTACCGGGGTTCGGACGGCAAGAACGCGAGCGCGTGGGCGGCGTGGCAAGCGAACGGGCTCGACTCTCGGCAGATCGGGATTCACCGTGCGGCGATCGCACACGCGCTCGCGTATGTGACGGTGCTCCCGGGCGATCCGTTCCCGGTGATCCGTGGCGTGTCGGCTCGGAAGATGGTCGCGTTCTACCAGGATCCCGCCACCGACGATTGGCCCATGTACGCGCTCGCCGGGTCGGTGATCGTGGGCGCCGACGGGAAGCCCGCGTACCGGTTCAAGCTCTATGACGACGAAGCGATCTACACGCTCGACGCTCGCACCCCGGACGGGGAGAAGCTGACGTTCATCACCTTCGACGAGCACGGCGCCGGCGTGTGCCCGGTGGTCCGGTACGCGAACGAGCTCGATCTCGACGGGCGGGCGGAGGGCGAGGTCGAGCCTTTCGTCGATCTCGCGGCGCGGATCAATCAGGACACGTTCGATCGGCTCGTGGTGCAACGGTTCGGAGCGTGGGTCGTCAGGTACGCGACGGGTCTGGTCGAGCCCGAGACCGACGAAGAGCGGAACGCGCTGAAGCTTCGGCTCGGGATCGAGGACGTGCTCGTGACCGAGAACCCCGAAGCGAAATTCGGGACGCTCCCCGGGACGCCGATCGACGGGTACATTGCCGCGCGCGAGGCTGACATTCGCGATCTCGCCGCGGTGAGCCAGACCCCGCCTCAGGATTTTCTCGGGCAGATCGTCAACATTTCGGCGGAAGCTCTGGCCGCGGCCGAAGCCGGCCGGACCCGGAAGGCCGACGAGCGGAAACACTCGTTCGGCGAATCGCACGAGCAGACCCTTCGGCTCGCCGCGCACCTTATGGGCGACGATGCGGGCGCGGCCGACTTCGACGCTCAGGTCGTGTGGAAGGACGTCGAGAGTCGCTCGCTCGCTCAGGTCGCCGACGCGTTCGGGAAGCTCGCGAGTCAGCTTGGCGTGCCGGCCGAGATCCTGTGGGAGAGGATCCCCGGGTGGACGCAGCAAGACGTCGAGCGGGCGAAGAAGCTCGCCGAGTCGGGCGGCGGGATCGAGTCGCTTCTTCGCGAGCTCACGGGGCCGAGCATGACTCCGCCGAACCCGACGCCGGCGGCGGGCAATGGCTCGGTCGGCTGATTCGGCGCGGCTGATCGAGGCGCACCGGGTCGCTCAGGTGCGGCTCGGTGCGATCGTGGCGGCTCAGGGCGCCGATCTCTGGCGTCGGCTCGTCGACCCGGCCGACTTGGACGGGTCCGTGCCGGCGTTTCTGCGCGCCGTGGCTCCGCTCGTCGAGACGAACCGGGTCGGCTCCGCCCGGCTCGCGGCGGGCTTCTACGGCGCGCTTCGCGCCGGTGAGCTCGGCCCGACAGGGTTCGTGGCCGAGCTCGCCGGCGCCCCCGAACCCGCGGCGCTCGTGACGTCGCTCACGGTCACGGGCCCGATCCGAGTCAAGGCCGCGATGCTCGCCGGCCGACCGCTCGACTCGGCGATGCGGAAGGCGGAAGTCTCGGTCGCCGGCGCGGCGATGCGTCACGCGCTGACCGGCGGGCGCGAGACTCTGCTCCGGTCGGTGCGATCGGATCGTCGAGCGAAAGGGTGGGAGCGGGTGACGAGCGGCTCGGCGTGCGAATTCTGCCAAGAGGTCGCGTCGTCGGGACCGTTCACCGGTGACGCGAGCTTCGACGCTCACGACCATTGCTCGTGTTCGGCGGCGCCGGTCTTCGGCTAGGGGATGCCGCGCTCGGCGTGGCGCGCGTGCGAATCTGTGGGCGATGGCCGCGCCGGCACGGTGCGGCACGAACCCCGATACGGGAGATACCAATGCCCACCGATGACCCGGCCGACACGGCCGACCCGACCGACGACGACTCCGGCGCCCCTGCCGACCCCGGATCCGGCACGGATCCGAAGGACGAGCTCGCGCAATGGAAGAGTCTCGCTCGGAAACACGAACGGCGAGCCCGCGAGAATGCCGACGCGGCGAAGCGGCTGAAGGAGCTCGAAGACTCCGGAAAGACGGAGATCGAGCGGCTGACGAGTCAGGCGGCGGAGGCTGTAAAGCGTGCCGAACGTGCGGAAGCTGAGGCGCTTCGGATGGAGGTCGCGCTCGATCGTGCTCCGGATGGGATGCCGGTCGGGCAGATCCGCAAGCTTGCGAAGCGGCTCACCGGTGAGACCCGAGAGGATCTCGAAGCGGACGCCGACGAGCTCTTCGCCGACTTCGTTCCCGCCGCCACCGGTGGGGATGGGGAGGGCGACGGCGACAACGGCGGTGGCGGCGATGGCCGACCCCCGTCGCGGAAGCCGGTCGAGCGGCTGAAGGGTGGCACGGATCCGGAGGCGGATCCCGAGCTCTCGGTCGAGGACGTGCTCGCGAAGGTGCCCCGACTCTGACCCCCATTCCGTGCCGGCCCGGCCGGCGCATTCCTGAAACGGAGACCCCGCAATGCCTATCGAAACGGTCAAGGCCGAGAAGGTCGTCGACACCGCGCTCGCTCTGCTCGAACGAGAGTCGGTTCTCGCGGCGACCGTGTGGCGTGACGCCGGCGGCGACTTCGCCGGCGCGAAGGGTGACACGATCTCGATCCGGCTCCCGAGCTACACGACCGCCCGGAAGAACACGCTTCGTGCGGGTTCGTCGCGGACGCGTGACTCGCTCGTCGAGCGGAAGGTCGACGTCACGCTCGACTCGCGGCTCTACAAGGACGTGACGGTGACCGACGAAGAGCTCACGCTCGATCTCGTCGACTTCACCCGTCAGGTGCTCGCGCCGTGTCTGCGGTCGATCGTGCGCGGCTACGAGGACGAGCTCGCCGATCTCATGGCGGGCGCGACCTACGAGGTCGAGCACGAGATCGACCCCGACTCCCCGCTCGCCGCGCTCCGTGCGGCCCGGAAGTCGCTCAACCTGGCGCAAGTGCCCCAGGCTGACCGGTTCCTGGCGGTCGGTGCCGACGTCGAAGAGGCGATCCTCAACGCGACGACGGTGCAGTCGGATATCGCCCGGACGGGTGACGCTTCGGCGTTGCGCGACGCGGCGATGGGCCGGCTCGCCGGGTTCACCCCGTTCGTCTCGATGGCGATCGCCCCCGACGCCGCGTACGCGTACCACCGGTCCGCGTTCGTGCTGAGCTCCCGCGCGCCGGCCGTGCCGGCGGGTGCTCCGTGGGGCGCCACGCAGTCGGCCGGCGGGTTCGCGATCCGGGCCGTGCAGGTGCTCGACCCGACCGAGATCGTGAACGTGCTCGCGACCGAGGCGTGGGTCGGGACGAACACGGTCGAGGATCACGGGTCGATCTCGGCCGGCGGCGTGTTCGTGCCGTCCGAGGATCCGGGGAACCCCAAGGTCGGCGAGGCCGACCGGCTCGTGCGGGCCGTGAAGCTCTCGCTTCCGGGTTCCTGACCGAGCGCGGTGGCATGATTGGGGCGGGTGAGCTTCGGCTCCCCGCCCCGATCGCTTTTCGGAAGGGTTCGCGATGGCGTGGATCGACGGCGAGGCCGTGGCGGTGCTACTTCAGACCGAGCTCGACGACGACGAGTACGTGCCGGCGCTGATCGACCACGCTCAGGCGCTCGCCGAGATCGAGATCGGCGAGCAGACCGCGCCGTCGGCGAAGCTCCGCGCGGTGCTCGCTCAGATCGTCGCCCGCATGTGGCAGGCCGGCCGGAACGCTCAGCTAAACCCGGCCGCGCTCACTCAGGACGTGGCGGGCCCGTTCTCGTTCCAGGCCGGCCAGGTCGCCGGCGCCGCGGGGCTCGGGCTCACGAACCGGGAGAAGGCGCTACTCCGGAAGGCCGTCGGTCGTGGCGACCTGTACGTGCAACCCCTATCGCGGGGGCCGGCGGTCGAGCTCGGCCGGGTGCAAGTCGACGAGCTCGTCGACGAGCTCGACCCGATCGAGTCGCTCGCCGCGGCTCAGGCCGACGTGCGCGCCCCGGAGGATTGAACCGGTGCACCTGGCCCACGGCGTCACGGTGACGGTGCACGCGCGCTCGGCCGGCGTCGACGCGTACGGGGATCCGCTCCCGCCGGTGGGCGAGTCGTGGGAGATCGCCGGGTGCGGCGTGGCGCCGGCGTCCGGGCCCGCGCTCGACTCCCGGGGGCGGGCCGGCGTGGTCGAGCACGCGACGCTCTACGCTCCGCCCGGCGTCGATCTCGAACCGGGGGATCTCGTCGATCTCGATCTCGACGGGTTCGCCGGCACGTGGCGGATCGACGGTGCCGTGCTCCGGTGGTCGTCGCCGATCTCGGGCTACGGGCGCGGCGTGATCGCCGAGCTCGTGAAGGCCCGGGGGTGATCCCGAAGACTCTCCACCACGTATGGGTCGGCGGGCCCGTGCCGGCGCACCTGGCCGCGTGGCGCGACGGGTGGCTCGATCTCCATCCCGGGTGGGAGTGCCGGCTGTGGCACGAGCGGGAGATCGACGAGCTCGGGCTCGTGAACCGGCGTCTCTTCGACGACGCCGAGCGGATCGCCGGCCGGTACGCCGGGCAGCTTCGCTCCGACGTCGCCCGGTACGAGATCCTCGCCGCGTGCGGCGGCGTGTACGTCGACTTCGATTGTGAGGCGCGCCGGCCATTCGACGATCTGCTCGACGTGCCGGCGTTCGTCGGGTGGGAAGTCCCCGACGTGTGGGCGAATAACGCGGTGATCGGCGCCGTGCCCGGGCACCCGTTCCTGGCCGCGCTGATCGAGCGGCTCCCGGCGAACGTGGCTCGCCATCGGGGGAGCCGGCCGAACGTGCTCTCGGGCCCGCGGTTCCTGACGCCGATCCTCGCCGACTTCCCCGACGTCACGATCCACGCGCGCGAGGCGTTCTACCCCTACGGTCACGACGAGCTCGACCGGGCGGGCGAACCGTTCCCGAGCTCGTGGTGCGTGCACCATTGGCAGAACACCCGGAACCGACGACGGAGGCCCCACGAATGACGCTCGACGATCTGGTCGGTCTGATCCCCCACGAGCTCGGCGTCGAGCTCTCGACGCTCGCCGCGGCCGTGCCGGCTGACCTGGCGATCGTGGAGCTCGGGTCGTTCAAGGGGCGGTCGACCGCGTACCTGGCGATGGGCGCGCGGTCTGCGGGTGGGCACGTGTTCGCGGTCGACGCGTGGGATCTCCCGGGGAACGTGACCGGCCGGTTCGGGTTCGCGGATCCGGCGACACGAGAGGCGTTCGAGGCGCAGCTTCGGGCCGTTCGGCTCTGGTCACGGGTGACGCCGATCCGAGCCTTCTCGACGGACGCGGCGAGCTCGTGGCCCCCGCCGGGTGCCGGCCCCCGGATCGGTCTGCTGTACGTCGACGCCGACCATTCCGAGGCGTCGGTCCGGGCCGACTTCGAGGCGTGGCGCCCGCACCTGGCGCCCGGCGCCGTGGTGGCATTCGACGACTACGGCACCCCGAGGAATCCCGGCGTGGCGTGGGTCGTCGACGAGCTCGTGCGCGCGGGGGAGCTCGTCGACTTCGAGCTCCGGGCCGAGCGGCTCGCGGTCGGTCGCCGGCCGTGATCGTCGAGCTCACCCGCCACGGCGCAACGTGGCGGATCGAGGATCCGGGCGGGATCATCGGCCGGCCGATCCGTGAGGGCCGGCCCTACGAGTGGCGGCTTCTCGACGAGATCGCCGGGCTCGGGCTCGTCGGGACGGCGCTCGACGTCGGCGCCCACGTGGGGAATCACGCTCTCTTCCTGGCCGCGGTCTGCGGGCTTCGGGTCTACGCGTTCGAGCCGGACCCGGCCACGTTCGAGCGGCTCGCCGCGAACGTGCGGCGGAATCCCGATCTCGACGTGCTCCCGGTGCCGGCCGCGGCCGGCGTGCGAACGGAACGAGCTCGGCTCGGGCCGGCCATGACGGTGATCCCCGACCCGGACGGCGACGTGCAGATCGTGGCGATCGACGACTTCCTGACGATCGACGATCTCGTGCTCGTGAAGATCGACGTCGAAGGCGCCGAGCCGGCCGTGCTCGCCGGCATGGTCGAGCACCTGGATCGGTGCCGGCCCGTGGTCTACGCGGAGACGCACACGAAGACCGCCGGCCGGCGAATCGCCGGCGTGCTCGAACCGCTCGGCTACCGTCCCGACGGAGCGGTCCGGATGGGGTCGACGATGGAGCGGTGGCGGTGGGTCTGAGCTCGGCGATCATGGCGCACCCGGCCCGGGCGGCGTTCGTCGACGAGCTCAGAGCCGGCGAGCTCGCCGGCGTGCCGGTCGTGTGGGATGAACGATCCGACCGGTGGGACACGGGCCGGCGTTCGATGCTCGCATTCGACCCGGCCGCGACGTGGCACGTGGTCGTCCAAGATGACGCGATCGTGTGCCGTGACTTCCTGGCCGGCGTCGAGCTCGCGCTCGGCGCGTGCGAACCGTCGGGCCCGGTGGCGTTCTACACGGGCCGGGTGCGGCCGGCGCGCGTGTTCGTCGAAGGGATGGTCTGCGCGGCCGACGAGCTCGGCCGACGGTGGCTCGAATTCGAGGGCCCGTGGTGGGGAGTCGCGGTCGCGGTGCCCACGGCGATGATCCCCGCAATGGTCGAGTGGGGCGACCGGAATACGAAGATCCCCAACTATGACCGCCGGATGGCGGCGCACTTCGACCTGATCGGCGCGACGTGTCGCTACTCGCACCCGTCGCTCGTCGACCATCGCGTCGGCGGGGAGAATCCGTCGCTCGTGCCCGGGCGCGGCAACGCGCCGAGCCGGACCGCGTTCCGGTTCATCGGCGACGAGTCTCCGCTCTCGATCGACTGGAACACGCCGGCGGTGACGCCGGCCGACCGGCGACTGCGGGCGCGCACGAAGCGAACATGGCGGCACCGGGCTACCGGCCGCGTGCGGACCACGGTTCTAGGATCGGATGCGGATCTTCGGTACGCGTCGCTCCCCGCCGAGTGGAAGGCCGATCCCCGTGGGTATTGAATTCGACCGGCTCGACCACGACGGGATCGCCGAGATCCTGAAGAGTGCCGAGCTCGCGACGCTCGTGCACGGGCTCGCCGAAGAGGTCGCGGCTCAGGCCGACCCGAACGCGGAGGCCGAAGACGGGACCGTGGTCGACGACTACGTGAGCGATCGAGCCGGGTCGGTCGTCACGATCCGTGACGCTCGGGGGATGCTCTGGCAGGCGCGCGACGGGCGGCTGACGAAAGCGGCGGCGGCGGTCGGGCTCGAAGTGAAGGCCCGAGCGTGAAGGTCCGCGCCACGTACCCGGACGTCGAGCGGGCCGTCGTCGATCTGCTGACCGAGCTCGTCGGCACGATCGAGCCCGACGTGACGGTCGGCGTCGGCGTGCCGGCCGACTGGAACGTCGAGCATGACCCGCACCTACAGGTCTCGTGCGATGGCACGCCGACGCTCGATCACCCGATCGCGGCGCATTCCACGGTCCGGATCGTGGCGTGGGCGGAGACGACGAGCCGAGCGAAAGAGCTCGCGAACCTGGCTCACGGGCTGATCGTCGCGCACGATGGCGCTCCGCCGATCGCCGGCGTGCGAACATTGACCGGGCTCTTCCCCGCCCGTGACCCGGAGACCCGAGCCGAGCTCGCTTCGTTCACGGTTCGGGTTAGCGTCCGATCGACCCCGATCCCCGACTGATCCCCTACGATCCCGCCCGGAAGGGCTCACGAAGAAAGAGAGGCCCCAAATGGCCGGCGATCCGAGCAATGCGAACCTCTGGCCGAACGCGGACGTCTACACGGCGCCGGTCGGTACGGCACTTCCCGCGACCGTCGACGACGACTTCCCCGCCGGGTGGGATCTCGTCGGTCTGCTCGACGGTGACGCCGGCTTCGCGCACTCGCGCGACGAGTCGGTCTCGGACCTGTACGCGTGGGGCGGCGTGCTCGTGCGGCGCTCGCGGAAGAACCTGAAGGTCTCGGTCAAGTTCACCGCGCTCGAAGACAACGCGGTGACGCGGGCGCTCGTGTGGCCCGGCTCGACCGAGACGTCGATCGTGAACCCGGTTCCCGAGCGGATCCTGATCGCGTTCGAGACCCGGGAGGGCGACAAGATCACGCGGCTGATCTCGGCCTACGAAGCCGAAGTCGAGGTCGACGGGGAGATCAAAGAGGGCGAGGCGGATCTCACGAAGTACGCGCTCGTCGCCACGATCTACCCCGACACCGCGGTCGACCCGCCCGAGCTCTTCGTCCGTCAGGCCACGGCCGGCGGATCCTGAGCACGACGTCGGGCCCGACACGGGCGCCGCGTGGGGAGCCCGG